CTCGCCACGCTAGGCCTCGAGCGGCCTCTTCACGGACGCCAGCAGGTGGCGAGAAATCAATATTGTCGTATTTTGCTCGACGCTCAGCAGGCATCGATCGCTCAGTCTCTGTTTTGCGTAGCGGCAAAATCGGTCGCCATTTGATGCGCCAGCCATGGCGTCCACCTGGGCGGCTTGGTGGCACAAGCTCACGCTCACGCTCGATGCCGCAGACACGGCAGCGATTGGTCGAGCCATGCTCACAGCTCGGGATCTGGTGTTCGGTCATGGCCAGCGCTAACGCAATGACGGCATCGCTGGCATATGCCTCAAGGTCGTTGGTCTCTGGCGGTGCTGCTGGTGCTGCTGGCAGCGCTGTAGGATCGACGACGACTGGCGCAACAGTAGGATCGGCAGGCGGTGCCTGAGCTCCGCCCATTGACGATACGGGTTGCATGTTGAGAGGCTGAAGGAACACATCTCCACCCTCGATAGGGTCGAGCTGCTCGAGCGCTCTGATCTCATTGACGCTGAGCCATCCCCAGTTGCGGCCAATGGCGTAGGCGCTGTATCTCGCTGCGAGATCAGTGCGCAGCAGCCCCTCGACGCGGTGCTCGACGTAGTAGCTGCTGCTGATCGGCAGGAGCAATTTGTTGCGCACCTCTTGCTCGATGCGCACCAACCAAGGGCGCAGCGTCTCGCTGAGAAAGGCTTGGTTTTCCTGCTCGAGCGAGCTATAGGTCGATCCGCCAGTTGCTCGCAGTTTGCTCACCGGAATGTTAAACCAGCGCGCGATCTCTTCAAGCTGAAAACGTCTCGTCTCGAGGAACTGCGCATCGTCAGGCGGTATCGCAGTCGTGGTCCATTTCATGCCCTCCTCGAGGATTGCCACCCTCGAGGCATTGTCGATGCCGGAGTGCAGACGTTCCCAATCGCCGCGAAGGCGACCGCGGGCATCGTCGCTGAGTCTGCCGGGATGCTCGAGCACGCCGGATGGTCGAGCGCCACGGCCAAAAAATGATGAGCCAAATGCCTCAGCAGCGATGCCTAGCCCGATCGAGTCTCGAGCCAATGACACGACGCTGGCACCGACGTAGCCATCACCACCTGGGCCACGCAGATGCAGTACGTCAGATGCTGGTATGTAGGTCGCACGAGAGAAATCGTCGCGATAAATATATTGAAGGTCGCCGTTTTCGGATCGCCCGACTTTCATGTTTTCCGCCCTGAGCAGCCATAGGCGCGTTGGGCGGCCGATTGTGTCTCGCTCGATCTCACAGTAGCCATTGCCCCACGTGAGAGCCTGAGCGAGCCATTGCTCGCGCAGTTGCATCGAGGTCATTTCTTCGTTGGGGGCAAAGCGCAGGAGGTCAGCGACCATCATGTCATCAGCGATAATCCGCCCATTTGCAGTCTGCTGATAAACGTGAAACGGCAGGCTAGAGATGGTCTCGGAGATAATGCGAACGGCTTGCCAAAATGGCGCATAGCTGAGCGCTGAGCTCTCAGATACTTGCACGCCAGCGCTGCTAACCGCGCCACCATGAAACGCTATGAGGGCGGGATCTCGCAGGCTCGGGCGATTGCCCGCGCGCAGCGTGAATAGGCTCTTGATGCGATCGATGATCGTCATATGAGAGTCATCCCTCGCGACTCGTAAACCGACGGGGCACCTCGCCCAATCGCTCCGCCTGCCTCACCGACTCGAGATCTTGCGACTGCCATGATGCTGGCCACCAAGGCGTCGATCTTTTCCGAGCTTTTAGCTTTGCTCGGTTTGATGTTTCCGGCAGCGTCACTCTCTATCGAACAGTTGCCCAGGCACCATCGCAATACCGGATTGCCGTCATGTCGTAATTTTCTCGCCATGACTAATGTCTCAAAATCCTTGGCAGCGGGAGACATGCTTGCGTAGCCCTGCCCAAACGACACGATGTTGAGGCCATCGCTCTGCATTTGCTGCGCTAGTTGGCTTGCATTCCAACGGTCAATTGCGATATCGACGACCCGATACTGTGCGCAAAGTTGCTTGATGCGCGTGTAGACATCCTCGTACTCGATCACATCGCCATCGGTGACGTTGATGTGCCCGCTCGCATGCCATTGGTCGTAGCGCATGCGGTTGGTGCGCTCTCTCTGTTTAAGCGCACCGCGAGGTGCCCAGCATGTCGGCTCTATCCAGATCGTGCCGTCGTCGAGAGGGAAGGCCAGAACGAACGCCGAAAGATCCATGGTGCTGCTCAGGTCGAGCGCACCATAACACAATCGACCATCGAGATCAGGTCGAGGGCTGCGGCATGCGTCCCATGTCTCGGGTGCGATCCATCGTGTGATTGTGTCGGTCCACTCGCAGAGATGGAGACGGCGAAACGCTAGCTCGCGGGCAGGGCTCTGCGCTGCGTCCATGGCGGCTTGCCTCATGTAGTCCTCTCGGACTGAGACGCCATAGCCGGGATTTGCTGCCCGCCATGTGCTCTCCTGTTTCCAGTCTGCGCCATCTGGTGCGCGGTAGAGGACCGGCAGAAAGCTGCGATCCTCTAGTGTGCCATCAGCTACCGCTCGAGCGTGTAGGTGCATCTCGTAACAGAGTGAGTTGCGATCGTGCCCTGCCGTTGTAATCGAGATCGTCAGCGGTTGTTTTCGCGCTCCAGTCGATGTCGTGAGCACATCCCAGAGCTCACGATTAGGTTGTGCATGCAACTCGTCAAAGATAATACCGCTACAGTTCATGCCGTGTTTAGTGTGCGCATCCGCGCTGATGGCTCGCATGCGCCTGCCGTCTTTGGTGACGATCTCTTTACGCAATACAGAGCACTTGGCATCAAGGGCAGGGGAGTTGCGCACCATCGAGGCAGCGAGGTCGAACACGATCGATGCTTGGTCTCGATCAGCGGCAGCGCAAATAACCTCAGCACCGGGCTCGCCATCGCCAAATAAAAGGTAGAGCGCTATGCCCGCGGCCAGCGTACTCTTGCCATTTTTGCGGGGAATCTCGATGTAGCACGTCCGATACTGACGCATGCCATCGGGTCGTAGCGTGCCAAATAGTGGAGCTATGATGTCGTTGTATTGCCAATCAGATAACACGAGAGGCCTGCCTGACATCTCGCCCTTGCTATGGGTCAAGAAATGCTCAAAGAAGAGCTTAGCCTTCTCCTCAGGCCTAAGCTCTACTTGCTTTGTTTTTAGTTTTGCCATGAGTTATCCAAGAATGCGCAGAGCAATATCGTTGATATCGTCCTCATTAGGTCCGGCAGGATCGATATTGCTGCTTTGAGTTTTGCGGCTGCGTGGAGTCAGCATCAGGACTGTAAACGTAGATCGCAACTGGCTCTCAGCATTGCGCAGCTCTCCCCAGAGTGGGTGCATGCGTTGCACGCCACGCTCATCAGGCAAAGTGAAAGGCTCGCTGGCTGCTGCCAGTCGCATCGCCTCCACGCGGGCGAGCTGGTGCGCTGCCATGATGAGCACCTCGGCGTCTGCGGCCGCGATTCCCGTGCCTGACGATTGATGGATGCGATTGCATAAACGGATCCAGCATTTGCGCACCTCCACCGGCAATCCTCTCGGTGGAGTCTGCGACATCGCAATGGTCTCGTTCTTTGTCGGTTTCCTGCCGCGTGGCATGATATTTACCCTCATCAATGCCTAGATACCCGAACAACTCCCTGAGAGTAGATACGTCTAGGTCTACAGTCTGCCATGCTTCAGTATACCCGTCAAAACGACCCATAAAAGCCTGATCGCCACGCAGGATATTCTTGGCATCTAGCTCATGCTTGATGCGCAACTCGAGCTGATGCGCTGCCTCGCCATTCATCGGGCCGATCATGTCTAATTGCATCCAACCGTTTTTTCGATGACGCTTCATTCGATTACCAGTGCCATTCACAGTATTGGTAATACCAACTTTTAACTGCCCTGGCCTAGTTATCAAATACATCCATCCTAAATCGTCACGCCTAAAGGATCCGCCAACAGTGCACTGCTTGCATGTTAAATAGCAGCCGTTACAAAAACGAAGCCTCATGTAATTTATGGAAAGCCAGTATGGATTTTCGCAAATCGCGCATTTCCACAAAACAGGCAAAGGCGATGTGCAGGCAATTTTGCTAAAGTCTAGCTTGCACATTGAATGCTTAATTAAATCAGGATATTGAGTAAAAAAGGATTTTGTTAAAGGTTTTTTTGATAAAGCTTCCTTTTTTGGCATGCACTTAGGGCATTGCAACTTTCCGCATTTTAGAAATTTATTCACTACGTATTGAACACGCTGAATAAACATATTACCGCAATCGCATTTCCAAGTAGCTTTAAATAAAGAAGATGAAATTAAAAAAAACGGATCGCCTACAATCATTTTTTTTGCAAGCTCTGGCAATCTTCTGCCTAAGCTTCGCATTGTTTTTTCTGGTCTATCATGTTTTTTTATGTTTCTATGATGACTATGGCAAAATCCATTCAAATCAACATCACGTTGACAACCGGGAGCCACACAAAGTTTTAAAGGTTGCAATGGATTGTCATGCAATATTTTTCCATATTTCAATATTTTTTTATGATGAGTCTTGCAATAGCCCAACGACTTGCTTTCGCGAGGACAATTTAAAGCCAAACACTTAGCTCTTCGTTCAAACATGCGATCCGACCTCAACTAATTCTAAAAACGCGTTCAGG